AGCATTAACTTTGCAAGATATAATAACAAGAGTTCAGTTAGTCAATTACTTAAAAGATGAAAGACGTTACAATCAACATACAATCCGCTGCTTTTCCTGATCAATTTGTTTCTGATGCTACAAAAGACACTGTAGAATATGGTTTACAGATAGGACAAGCAATACAATACGAATGGTTTAGAAGAGATAATGGTTCTTGTAGGTTTTATGATCAGTGGGGTGAGTTCATGCGCCTGCGTATGTACGCGCGAGGGGAACAATCCATTGCTAAATATAAAAACGAACTTGCTATAGATGGCGATTTATCTTACTTAAATTTAGACTGGACACCAGTACCTATTATACCTAAGTTTGTTGATGTTGTTGTTAATGGTATGTCTGACCGATTATTTAAAGTAAAAGCATATGCTGAAGATGCAATGTCAGCTGAAAAAAGAAATGAATTTCAAAAACAAATTGAAGGTGAAATAATAGCAAAGCCTTTATTTAATCAAATAGAAGAAGAGTTTGGGATTAATGTATTTCAAACCAACCCTGAAGAGTTGCCTGAATCAGATGCAGAAATGGAGTTGTACATGAACATGAAGTATAAACCTGCAATAGAAATAGCACAAGAAGTTGCGATAGATACATTGTTTTCTGAAAATCATTATAATGACATTAGAGGAAGAGTAGACTATGATTTAACTACATTAGGAATAGGTATAACCAAACATGAGTTTTTACCTGGTGAAGGTGTAAAAATTAATTATGTTGATCCAGCTAATGTTGTTTATAGTTATACTGAAGATCCACATTTTAAAGACTGTTTTTATTGGGGAGAAATTAAAACTGTACCAATGACAGAACTTATTAAAATTGATCCATCACTAACTGATGCCGATTTAAATGAAATTGCAAAGTATAGCCAGTCTTGGTATAATTATTTTAATACATCTCAGTTTTATGAAAACAGTATGTTTTATAGAGATACAGCTACATTATTGTATTTTAATTATAAAACCACTCATTCTTTTGTTTATAAAAGAAAAAAACTAACTGATGGCTCATATAAAACTGTTCAAAAAGATGATCAATTTAATCCTCCACAAGAAATGATGGATGAGGGTAAATTTGAAAAAGTAGAAAAAAGAATAGATGTATGGTATAGTGGTGTTATGGTTATGGGAACTAATATTGTTTTACAATGGAAATTAGAAGAAAATATGGTAAGACCTAAATCTTCTAATCAATTTGCATATCCTAATTATGTTGCATGTGCTCCTAGAATGTTTAAAGGACAGTTAGAATCTTTGGTAAGAAGAATGATTCCTTTTGCAGATTTAATACAAATGACTCATTTAAAAATTCAACAAGTAGTTTCAAGAATTGTACCTGATGGTGTCTTTATTGATGCAGATGGTTTAAATGAAGTTGATTTAGGAAATGGAAATGCATATAATCCAGAAGATGCATTAAGGTTATATTTTCAAACTGGTAGTGTAATAGGTAGAAGTTATACTCAAGATGGAGAATTTAATAATGCTAAAGTGCCTATTCAACAACTTACAGCAAACAGTGGTTCAAGTAAAATGCAAATGTTAATTGCTAACTATAATCATTATTTAGATATGATTAGAGGGGTTACTGGACTAAACGAAGCAAGAGATGGCTCAACTCCAGATCCAAATGCATTAGTTGGTGTACAAAAACTTGCAGCACTTAATAGTAACACAGCTACACGTCATATTTTAGATGGTAGTTTGTATATAACTAGGACAATGGCAGAGTGCTTATCTATAAGGACAGCTGATATATTAGAATTTGCAGATTTCAAAGATGAATTTATAATGCAAATAGGTAAATATAACTCATCTATTTTAGAAGAAATTAAAGATTTATATATCTATGATTTTGGTATATTCATCGAAATGTCACCAGATGAAGAACAAAAAGCTATGCTGGAGCAAAACATACAAATGGCTTTATCTAAAGAAAATATAAGCTTAGAAGATGCTATAGACATTAGAGAGATTAATAATCTTAAAATGGCTAATCAATTACTTAAGCTTAAAAGAAAACAAAAACAAGAGCAAGAACAAAAACAAAGAATGCAAGAGCAACAAATGGCTGCTCAAATGCAAATGCAAGGGCAACAAGCACAAGCTCAGTTAGAAGCTCAAAAAATGCAAATGGAAACTCAATCTAAAATGCAAGTTAAACAAGCTGAAATAAGTTTTGAAATAGAGAAACTTAAAAATGAAGCAATGCTTAAAGAACAATTAATGCAAACTGAATTTAATTTCCAAATGCAGTTAAAAGGTATGGAACAACAAGGGTTGCAACAAAGAGAAACTGAAAGAGAAACTGCTAAAAATTCACGAATTAGTCAACAGTCAACTCAGACATCAAAAATGATTGAACAAAAGAAAAGAGATTTACCTGCAATAAATTTTGAATCTAATGAAGATAGTTTAGATGGTTTTGATTTAGCAGAGTTCGAGCCAAGATAAGCTAGAATTAGTATTTAATTTTTGTTTAACTTTGTATAAAATTTAATCTAATTTAATATTATGGAAATAAAAGTAAGAGACTTAGGTCAAAAAGAAGAAAAGTCTAAAGCAGAAATTGAGGAGACATTACTTCAAAAACACGAAGATAAGTTTGAAGACAGTGACTCTCAACCAGAAACAACAGATACAGTAAAAGTTTCAAACGAAAACGATACTGAAAAAGAAACTCCCTCATCAGAGACAATTGATGAAACTCCCTCATCAGAGTTAAATGATGAAAACGTTCTTTCTTATATTAAAGATAGATACAACAAAGATATAAATTCAGTTGATGAATTGTTTGAGGAAAAAGAAGCAAACGAAGAATTACCTGAAGATGTGTCTGCGTATTTAAAGTACAAAAAAGACACTGGACGTGGAATCCAAGATTTCTATAATTTACAGAAAGATTACGATTCCATGGAAGATGACTCTGTACTTGCTAGTTATTATAGTATAACCGAAGATGGGTTAGATGCTATTGACATTCAAGATATTATCGAAGACAAATTTAGTTTTGATGAAGAATTAGATGAACCTCGCGATATTAAGAAAGTAAAACTAGCGAAAAAACGAGAACTTGCGAAAGCAAAAAAGTTTTTGAATGAACAGAAAGATAAATACAAAATGCCTCTTGAGTCAAGTAGGGATCAATTGTCTGAAGATCAACAAGAAAATTTAAATGCTTATGAAAGTTACCTTAAGGAATCTAAATCTATTGAGGAGCAAAACAAAAAGAAGTATAATTACTTCCTAAATAAAACCGATGAGGTTTTTAACAATGAATTCAAAGGTTTTGAGTTTAATGTGGGAGATAATAATATAACTTTTAAACCTGGGACAGGTGAAGAGCTTAAAAATGTGCAGTCTGATTTTAACAATTTTGTTAATAAATACATGGACACACAAACAGGGCTAATTGCTGATCCAAAAGGATATCATCGTTCACTAGCAGTAGCTATGAACCCTGAGAAATTTGCTCAATTTTTTTACGACCAAGGTGTTTCTGCAACTGTGGATAATGTTTCTAGAAAATCTAAAAACATAAACATGGACATTAGAAGCGCTGCTCAGCAGACTGTTACAAAAGACGGAATGAAAATAAGGGCTGTAGGAAATACTGAAAGTGGAAGAGGACTTAAAATTAGAAGTATAAAAAAAGTTTAACAAATTAAAATTTAAATTATTATGGCAGTACAAGCGGTCCCAGGATTCGATTTACAACCGAGTTCACAACAAGTACCTGTATCAACTAATTATCTGTCTTCGGCAGACTTTACTTGGTTACAGCAATATCTTCCTGACACTTACGAAAAAGAATTCGAAAGATACGGGAATAGAACAGTAGCATCATTCTTAAGAATGGTAGGCGCTGAAATGCCTTCTAACTCTGACCTTATTAAATGGGCAGAACAAGGAAGGTTACACAATAAATACACAGGTTTAACAACAGTATCAGGAGCAGGTCTTGATACAGCAGTATTCGTTATTCCAGCGGCAGATTTTAATCCAGCATTAGCTTCGCCAAATTTGGCAGCTCTTAGAGCAGGACAAACAGTAATGTTAAGTTCTTCTGTAGCAGGATCTACACTATCAGCTAAAGGAATTGTAACTGTAGCACCTGCTGGAGCAGGAGCAGCAGCTAGAACTTTCAGTGTAGGATTTTATGAAGCAGCAGGTATGCCTGCGTTTACTTCAGGTTCTATA